CTAATCTCTTCTTTATCGACTTTCCAGACACCACGAAGTGTATCCCACTCCATATACTTCTCTGTCAGCCGTGTGGCTAACAGTTCAGGAGAGAGGATATTTTCTAGTTCAAGAACCTTACCAGTCACAGTGCGCCGCCGAATCGGTTATGAAATTGCATAGGATTAGCTGAGTCTTTCTTAATTGAATAATAACTTGAAGGAGCTAGTTTTTGGAGATAATCAATACACGCCGTCAAAGCGTCTTTACAGTCGTCGTGAGGCGGATTATGGAGTATCAGTTCTTCTTCAAGTATCTGGGTATTACCTGATTGATAGTGCCAGATTTGTTTGTTAGCATATTTAGGTTCTAGCGTCGCCATAATGCGCTCTTGCTTAGAACCTTCCCATTGTGTAGGACGGGATTCGTCTATTGTTATCCCTAACCCATGCTTACGGATGTAATTATCTTTAAGATCGTTTACGATAACCTTTTGAGCTACCGAGATTTCACATCTTAGATTACGAAAACCCCAACGCTGATAAAGCATTAATATATGTTGGTAGTATTCAGAAATCTTATCAGTCTTAAATCTATCTATCTCAAGGATGTAGTAGTTATGATAACCATCGACACCGACTACTACAATACTGGTAGAGTCAGCAGTCTTTCTAGTAGAGAAAGCGAAGTCAACAGCTGCGGCTATATTCAGTCTATTCTTCTGAAAGTGCCAGTAGTAATCTCTTTTGTAGAGAAAGTTAGGATCGTAGTATTGAAACAATGACCGAGGAATTGGAGAATTCTCTGCATCCTGTGGATCATTGTAATACTGAGCACGGAAGTGGATTTGGTTGTCGTAATGATTCTTCTTGTTAGAAAGAATCCTCATATCAAAACCGAACCACTTACCATCAGGAGATTTAGCACGAGGCCATATAAACTCTCCTGAACCATCTCCTACTGATTCTACTGGACGTTCGAAGACATCGAACATCTGCATAGATTCGCCTGTAGGATAGCCTTCGTCGTCAAAGACCTCTAATACCTTTTCCATCATAGATGCGTACAAATCTAATGGATGGTATCGAGTCCCGACTACAATTTCACGAGCATCCGTACCGGCAATCGACGAAAGGTAGCCATACTGTTCGAGAACCTTTTCACGACCTTCTTCAGTATATGCGTTAGTAGCAACCACGACGTCATCAAGTACAATGACATCACAATGCAGACCAACGATATTCGTAGTGAGACCCGCAGTAAAAACAGAAGGTTCACGAATAGACCATTCTTTTCTCTTTGGATGGTCTACTGATATTTCCCGTTCTGTCCACTTCTCTCGCTTAGCTTCCTCTGGAAGCACCATCTCTGGCCAGTACATCCGGTAAACATCATTTGTGAGAATGTCTTTAATGAACTTCAGTTGCTTCACAGCAAGGTTTGAAGTACTAGAGATGTATAATACACGAAGAGTAGGATCACGTGTCAAAAGCCATGCAACTAAATAAGCTGCCATAGCTGATTTCATATGATCTCTTGGGAGAAGAAGAAGTTGATGCAGACTGTGATTGCTCGCAGTCCACCATCCTATGACTTCTCTGTGGATATTACCAAGGAATCTCTTAGGATGAACTAATGCAATAAAAGCTTCAAGGTCGTTTTCAGCTAACTTGCGTCGTTCTTCTCTGGCTCGGTCAAGCTCAGATTTCTTTTTAGCCATTACCTAACTAATAGTTCAGCGTCCAAAGACACAGTAAAGACTTCAGCAGAAGTCGGCGTATAAGCGGCAGTAGCAGCTAACAACCCGTAGATAACACCAGTTGTAATCGGAACAGTCGTTAGTGGAACTTCAACTGAAGACAGGAGATAAGTTCCCCAGCCTGAACTGTTATCAGAGAAAGTGGCTGTCGTGCAATCTACTGCGATGACGCCAAGCCAACCTGACTCAGTAGTCAACCAAGTTCCTCCGTCTCCGTTAGTACACGTCGGCGAAGATGTATAAAGGTGGAGGTTAAATTTACCATTTGTGTTAGTGGCTGAGTTAAATTTAATCTTAGCGCGCCAAATCTTGACGCCGTTAATCGCTTCAGGAATTACAAAAGCCATAGGAACCACTGATGTATTTGTGGTACTGTTAGCAACTAATTGCCCACTTGAATAAGCAGTAGTATTAGCAGGTCTTGTAAAAGAAGACGTTGTTTCAATAATCATGGTTCTAGTTTCGCTAGTTGGATGTTAATTTTTTCAAACTTCTGAAGATTGTCTTCATGACGTTCTTGATCTTTACTTTCGTGGTCCATCAACCATTTATGCAATTGATGACCTTGTTCTTTGATGGCTAATGAAAGTTTATCAAAACTGTGTACTAACCACTTAAGAAACCACAGCTGTATTGACACCGCTGTAGCAATCGCGCTAGTTATAAGTGCTGAGATAAAGTTAGAGGAAGTCACAAACTCTTCTAAGGTCACAGAATTAATCCCTTCTTAGGAACTGTTATCTTAGACTTCTTAGCAGGCGGGTTCATTTGTAAAAACAAAGCACGTTGAGCCAAGACATTCATCAACAGAAGAGTGCCTTGGAGATCAAGAGCTTCTAAAGATTCTTGAAACTTTTCCACTTACTTCATCTGTGACATAGGCCATGACGCAGGAGCGCCAATGACTTGACCAGCCATGCCAGTACCATGAACCATTGCAGGTCCTAAGCCGGGAGCAGGTACTTTTGCATCTGGATGTGATTTATAAACATCCGTAATCGCACCCATAGGAACTCCACCCATAAGGTCTGAGCCACCCATCGAGCACATATCAATCATTTCACTTGCCATTATTTTTCTTTCTTAATATCTTTTGTCTGTCCTAGTAGCCCAATCTCGGAGAGTGCTCTCACCTATTGAATGAACTTTAGGGTCGGTCTTTTGACCGGTTGCGTATGGAACAGCTTCAGGATCAACTCCAAAAGTTGCAGATGGACTACCGGGTGATCTTTCTCCGGGTATTGGAATTACATCTCCTGCCATTTTAGTTGAACCAGAATCTACTCTGGGGAAAGATTCATGCATACGTGCATGGGGATCATACGATTCATCAACCATTGATTTCTTTCTTAGGTCTTCCGCCTAATTTACCCAATATCTTAGCGTGTTTGCTTATGCTTGCTGGTTTTGGCGGGGTTTTGATTATTTGCTTGCTGGTTTTAGGACGTGGTGTCATTTGTGCTTGCTGGTTTTAAGTTTTTAAACAATTTATGCTTGCTGGTTATCTTTTAGATGTATTCCAACGTGCTTTTGCAGCTGTAATTGCGATATTTGTTCTTTGTTTTGAAGTCAAAGATTCAGCTCTAGCATGTCCACCCATCTTAGAAAGTATTGCCGCTGCTTTCTTAACTATTTCAGTATGACTAGGCGGTCTATTTTCTACATACTTTTCGTAATCTTCTTTCCAGCGCCATTGTTTACCACCAACAACAACTCCAGAAGTATTTATACCGGTTACGGTGCTGGTACCTGATGCGGTACCTACTGCTGAGAAAGTAGAAGCGCTGACACCTATTACGGTAGCACTTGCTGATACAGCTCCGACTGCAGACCCTGTTACACTTATACCGGTGGCTGTACCGACACCAGAAGAAGAAGCTACGGCTGCAAATAAACTTGCACCTACTGCTGTTGCTGTGCCTGTGCCTGAGGAACTACCGACTGCAGCAAATGCAGAAGCACCTACGGCTGTGGCTGTACCTATTCCTGATGTACTGCCGACACTACCACTGCCTGATATTACTTGATATCCGACGATGTCATCGACAGGAATTAAGAAACAGTATGGATCGCGGTCTACCCAAGCTAACTGCGCGGCAGTTAATTCAACATTCCAAACGATGGCAATTAAAGTTTTACCGTTAGTTGCACGCCCTGCTGCGGCAGAATAACAGTTAATTGTTAATGGATCAGTTCCGGTATTAGTAGGAACACTACCTCCGAAAGAATCGGTAGCACCTAATAAAAATGATCCATTGCCAATGTCTCGCCCGTAAGTATTGACATTACCATTTACGTTGTAAGTAGCTGCGGCAGAACAAGGATTTCCGTAAAAGCCACTTAAATTTATACCACTAGACGAAGTATGGAATGTTCCACCTGAATTCCAATCGGCGCGAATCTGCCCCCAATTCGTACCTGAGTTGCCGGTAATGTTAAGCATCCATACGGCGTAAGGACTGTTATCTGCAGTACCGTAATTGACACCGACGAGGTTTGCACCTGCAACGAACGGATTCGCCATTGGAACACCACGCCAATATTGAGACATGGTAGTTCCGGATACAAACGCTGAACTCGGCGGAAGTATTGCAGTCAGGCCGCCGTTAACACCAGAAGTAAATGAATAGTCTGAAGGACCTTCGACGGTTGTATCTAGCTGAAAACCTGAATTCTTAATAAGATCAGGTTGGCCTTCAACGAGGTTTTTACCGCCGTTAGTGCCGGGTATCCAACATCCGATCATCCCCTGTGCAAGGGGGTGACTCATATCCACACGAACTCTACCGAGTGGAACCGTTCTAGGGTTCCAAAGGGTAGGTGTGTAGAATCCTGACGGGGATACCTTAATCGTCATGGATTAACCGTTGTCAGTTAACCTAAAACGACGATAGCTGATAGAGTTGCCAGAGGCGTTAAGTGTGACGCCAGATTGATTACGCCATTGCATTTTAAACTTCCAAGGCGGAATAATATTAATTAATGTCGGCAGAACCAACGCTTGGTTGGTGGTAGCTGTTGAAATCTGACATTGCCGCCACATAAAGGTAGGGGGAAGTAGATATGATCCAGCAGTAGGATAAGTCGAACCGTCAAGAGCATCAGCTAGATATAGTTCCCAATATCCTGTAACAGTCCACGCTGCAGCTCCGAGGGAAATTCTAACCGCCATATGTGTATCTAGATTAGAAGTATTATCAATTACAACATCCGAAGATGCAACTTGACAATTAGCAACCGTTCCGGTCGTCGCAGAAGCAAGATTAGTGTTATCCGCAAGATTTGCAGAACTGTAAGAATCGTCTACATTCCAAATTATATTATTTGCCATTACGTAAGTCCTCCAGCAGCGACGAGATCGTTGCTGTTAATTGGGGCGACATAACCATTGACTTTCCACCACGATTGAGCTGTTGGTGATTGTGCTGACAACGCGGTAATAGTAGCGCCTCCAGAAGGGAAGTAAGCAATTATCATGCCGTCACCAAGCAAAGCTATTTCAGCAGCACTAGACCCTACTGAGAGATTTGGGATGGCGCATAAAGCAAGGACATTAGTCTGCTGCGCAGCTGTAAGAGCAGCAAATTCAGACCATTTAATACAAGAAGCTATTTGTGCTCCAGTGATGGTGTAACTTGCTGGGATGGTTGAGGTAACCGTCCAGTTGTTGATGTTAATTAATTTTTGTGCTGTTGTTTGACTGGTAAGAGCCGTGCCAACAACACCTGTTGGAACCGTTCCGGTATTCCAAGCAGAAACTAGTGCGTCATAGTATGCCATTAAGTATTCCGTACTGCATGTATTCTAGCTCGTATTACGTCAGGATCAGTTATACCTTCTGCTTGGGCTTGCTTTACAGCAGTTACCATAGCATCTTCGAGATATTTCTGTCTATCTGCATCCACAGAGTGGACTGCGATACCTACTGCTTCTACAATCATGCTTCAGTTACTGTAGAAGCTGTAGTGAGGCTAGGGGTTACGCCGTTAGAGACAACAATATTAGGTGTTACTGTTCCAGAATATAAAATAGAACCTGCACCTGAAGAGGCTGTGCCAATCGAGAAATATGTCTCAGTTTCACTCCCGCCTGTTGCAGCAGGGAAAGTAATAGCTGCTACTGGGGAAGTAGATTCAGAAGAAGACGCAGTCCATCCGCTGGTTGTTCTTGCGACCGCTACGCGAGCATAAGAAGTATAAGCAGCTTCTGAAGTTGTCTGGCTTCCACTTGCGCCGGGATTGGCAATATGTAAGGCGACGTAAAGATTAGTCAGTGGAGTCGTAGCTGTATTGTCTGCAATTAACGACCAGTTAGTTGCATTAAAGATAAGTTTTAAAAGATTATTAGAGGCGGTATTACCCTTACCCATTGTATTTCCTTATTTCTTCTTTTTCTTCTTCGGTTTTATTTTACCGGTGCCTTTCGCAGCGGAGCTGCGGGCAGGCAACTTCGTTGCCGTATCAGCAGAATTGAATTCTTTTGCTACAGACATAGAAATACCCGCCTTCTTAGCGAAAGACGGGTTGTGTGCAGCAGCCGCCATGAAGCGGGCTTGTTTATTGGATTTGCTAGGCATGTCAATAGTTAAATTAGTTCGAATCTAAAATATAATTGTTGACTTTTGTAGGGATGCGTATTATACAGGAAATGGAGAATATTGTCAATTAAATAGGAATAAGATGAAAGAAAACCTTAGAATAAGTTTTGATATTTTAGAAGATTGGGGCTTTCCAAGCGTCACTGATTACTGCCGTTATTTAGTAGAAAATATCCCTGAAGATAAGCTGGATTTCAAGATAGAAGTGTATCGTGGAGAGATGCTATGCCTGACTGTGAACGATATCCAAAAAGCAGCTACTCTGCAACCAGATGTTGCAGGGTGGAGGAAAGTCAAAAAAGATAGGGCTATAAGGGTGGCGGAAGGCCAGGGGTGAGTTTAAATGAAAAAGATGACCGATGGTAGCTTAGAGGGGTCTAAACTGCTGTACGAGGTCTGTAATCTGCTGGCAGGAGTTACTGCCAGTAACCGGCCTAGGTTGCAGAAATATCTAGATTTACACGGTCCTGAAGAGTTTGTTCGTGCTGCGAGCTTTAGGACAGAAGAACCACTGAAAGGATACCGTCAGTGGGTATTAGACGACTTAGTTGTTAAAGCAAGAAAGAATGGTGTTATATGATATTCAAGAAGGTTAAGAAATGCCATGAACAACATCAGGAGTTTTGGTTTTACGTAGGCAGAGGATTCTGGTGTTGTATGAAATGTTGGAAGATTAGGTTTTACTGATGGACAGTGGTGGTTATAATATAATTTTAAATCTAGGTAGATATTGTATCGATGATTGTGGAAGTTATTTTATGATTTATGAAGATCATAAGTACATTGGAGAATTCAAAAATAAAGATAATGCTTTCCTGTGGGTGTTTAAAAAACATTATCTTGGATAAAATTTTACCGAGATATTTTTTTCGTGTAGTTCAAGCGCTTCTTGGAGGCCCCGTCACCCCCTTGGTCGGCGCGGAGGGCCGGGGCAGTTGCGAATGAGAAGCAATCCTACCTTAAGAATAACATAGAATACTATAGTACCTCTAAGTTACTTTGCTCGTTGAATGCCATATGTGGGAGAGCG